ATAGGAATACCATTAACTTCTTTCGTCAGCTCTGCAATGTAAGCATTTGCATCCGTGCCATTACCAATAATTCTATCACCCGTTGCAGAACCATCAAAGCCGCCATGAAGGTCAATAAGAATGGAGGTTACAATAGTGCCGCCAACCTTATTCACAAAAGTGTTAATAGAAGCATCTGGAATACCAGATCCATGAGCATTAGGAGTGATGCCAAAGATAGTAGCACCAGTATCCAAACTAGCGTTGTTCGCTCCAGCAGCCGTAGCTGTTCCTGAAAAACCGTTTGTATCAACAATGTTGTTAATACCAGACGTTGCAACAGTTTGAATTTCAAACTGATTCTGAGTCACCGCACCAGTCGTGCCGTTCGTAGTGATTTGTTGAAAACCGTTTTGCGAACGGACGGGACCGTTAAAGGTTGTATTAGCCATTTTACTTTCTCCTTACGAAAGAACGGCCCTAGAGTCTTCGTAAGCGTCTGCTGGGACAGTCGCTAGGGCTATGATTCCCAGAAATAACTTGGGGGAGAGTTTCCTCCCCCCCGTGTCATTAGGCTCCTGGAGAGCCGAAGATACCGCGAGGGTCAGACCACCCGAACGCATAACGTTCGCGAGCCTTGTATCTCACATTACCTGTGTCGAAGTCGCCTTCCATAGAAGTCCTTACGGCTGTGCGGTTAAAACCTTTCAAGCCATTTGGAGCATCTGTCATAATGAAAAACGCATCCGTGTCGTTTAAGAAGTGGTTAACGGCGTAACCTTCCGGAAGCATTCCCATGTTCCGAACGGCATTAATGTCGTTATCCGCTGTTCCTACACGAAGAGTAGACTCAAGAAGACGATCCGCTGTGAATTGAAGTTCCTTTGGAACAATCATTTTCATACCACGAACCGCGACTTTAAGACCGCGCTCATCGACAAAGCTTGCAATATCAATCAAAGCTTGCTCAAGGCTGGTCTCATTAAGATCAGCCGCTGTTGCAAGTTCATTACGGAAAGTATTGCCGGTGACAAGAGGATGGTCAGTAGCACAAAGCTCTACGCCATCACCACCTGTAAAGGAGTTGTCAAAAGCATTGTTAAGAACCGCAGCGGCCTTAACTTGCTTTGTTTGGCTCATGCTGCGAGCGAGAGCCCTTGTGTACCGACTTGCAAGTCGGTCATAAAGGTTATCCTCAACAGCTTCTTCCGTGATTGAAAAGGCAAGTGCAATTGTTTCCATTGTGTAACGAGCAGTATAAGCTTCCTGCGCGTCATCAAAAGATACGGCACTACCTTCGCCTTTTGTCGGTGCTGCCCCAAAACCACTGAGCATCACTTCTTCTTCAAAAGCACGATCAGAACTTTCCATAGAAAAGATCTCTTCATGCTCACGATCATATTGATCGTATTCCATTCCGAACAATGCGTTCAGGCCGGGTTCCAACTCCTTAACGAGTTGTGCTCTACTAATAGCCATTTTCTAAACCCTCCTAAACGCCAGTGGTTGAAGGTGTGCCCGCTGCAATGGAACCCGTAGGTGCATTGAAGGGGTTATTCAACCGAACGATTGCGCCAATTCCGGCAGCAGTGAAGTCCTCGTTAAGAGCATCTTCGACCCAGCCCATAAGCCGTAAAGTAAGGCTATTAGTGGTGGCTAGGGTGCTGACGGCAAGACGACCATACGAAATGCCAGAAGTATCACTACCTGTGATACCCGTGGACAAACTAGCATTCAAAAACACGCTTGCACGAGCGTTTGCTTTGCTGGTTATAGTCGCATCAGTTGCAATTACATACAATTGACTAGGGTCGTCATTAATGAAGGCTTTTACCGGATGGTTACTATCCGCTCCAGATCCAGGCCAGTAGTTACTCCAAGTTGGTTTTCCAGTGGTGCTAGAGACATACTCGCATCCTTGAAACACACCTAGGTGACTGACAGTTCCGCCCGCTGCATTTGCAGTGTGGTCAATAAATCCCGAAGCAAGTGGGATAACAAGTTGACCGTGGTAGATTTTGTCAGTGTTACCGTTAGCAATTTCATAAGGAGTATACCCCGTAAGACCAGTGGAATTGGCACCTCCACCCAGTTTACTGAGCGGACGGAGGCCAAAGCTTCCGTTAGTATTAGCCATTTCTCTTGCTCCTTAAAGCAATGGGGTTAAAACAGTAGTCCCTTAGATCATTCGACCTTGGGACCTCCAAATGTAACACGCGATTGGCGTTCAGGTTTCTGAATTGCCATCGAATGATGCTGGGTCTCTTTCAGAAGATCGTTGTCAACAGCTTGCATCGCATCTTCGCTCATTTTATTGAAGTACGATTTACGCTCGGCAACAATTTCTACTGGAATACGAGCCAGCAACAAACCGCCCACACCAAATACTCCTTCGTATCGGCCACTGTCTAAGGTAGGTGCTTCAAAGTCGGGATACTCTTCCTTCCGTACCAACTCCCACCCTTCTCTCATACGAGCGGAAATGTTTTTACGGTCGTCGAAGCCTCGAACTTCGGAACGAATCCACCTGTGGACATAGCCTTGTGGCGGGTCGGGTGCATCCAATAAGGATGGGGGTTTCCAAGGTTGCCTACGAGGTTTTGCCGTTCGGGTCTTGGAAGCGCGAGGAGCCCGATCAATTTTTTCTTCAGACATCAAATTCTCCTAACGTTTGTGTTTCGCGTACTGATCCAGAGGAACACCAAGTTTCTTTGCTATTGCAACTTCACTTGGGGATAACCGTACTGTTTTGCGCCCGGTAGAACCGGAGCGAGTGGCAGAAGCTACGGACTGTTGAGGTCTTCGGCTTTCTGTATGCAAAGTATTCCCATCAAACTTATGCGGGAACGCCTCACGAATTCTTACATCTACTTCATCGTAGTACGACGGAGACTCTGTGTCAAAGCCTTCTTCTTCAACAAGTTTCTTGTGAATTCCAAAAGCAGCAAAAGTCATAGCCTCGTCTTCACCGAACCAATCGTTGCGACTAGCCCACGCTTCCGCTTTTGGATCTGCCCGGACAGGAGCAGCGGGTGCCTGCTGCACGGGTTGAGATTGCTGCATTTGCTGGGCTTGCTGCATTTGTTGGGCTTGTTGTTGTTTAGCAGTTCTAACCCGTTCTTCTTCAATAGCCATCTGCGCCAACTTTTTATTGAGGTCCACCTGTGCGGCGGTATCGTTGGTAGCAATAGCTGTTTCTAAATCACGGGACAAAGAGTCAGTTTGACTGGCTACTCTGTCACCGTATTCTTCAACGTACCCTTGATCCAAGCTTTGAACCCGGTCTTTTAAAGAAGAATTTTCGGCTTGAACACTTTTAGCAAAGTGTATGGCAGCTTGTTGTTGTCTTTCGGCTTCTCTAGCTTTTTTAGTAAGCTTGTCTATTCTTTTTTTAACATTCTTACTGTAGTTCTCGTGTTCTTCTTCTGAAGATTCTAATTCAACACCTTCTTCAGGAACGTCTTCTTCGACATCTGAAGCATTTATTTCTACCTCTACGTCTTTGCCGGAAGTTGGAATATCCACTTCTAGTTCTTCGTTAGTTTCTGGCATGGTTAGTCTCCATGTTAATAATGCAGGATATCATCCGGATCCTGTATAACGGCTATGACCTCATCGTCATTCAAAACGCGAACTTCTCCCCCGTCTATTTTAAAACGAGCGCCCGCATATCTACCAAATATAATCCAATCCCCTTCACGGCACCACGCACCACTGGGAAACTTTGTTTTATCGTCATAGGCTAGAGGTCCTGTTTTTAGAACGTAACCGCAAACAGTGGCTACAGATTCCCTATCCACAACAGAATCTGGCAACAAAACGCCTCCTTCTGTTTTTCCTTTCCCAGCATAGGGGAGTATTAAGAGTCGCCATCCGGTAGGGTTTGGAAGACGAGCAAGGGTCTCTTCAGGAATTTTAGAAGGGTCTAGCACTCTTTCGTCAGGTTTGACGTAAGCTTTTTCAATAGAAACAATATTATCAACTTCAGATTTTTCCGACATTAATCCGCCTTTTCTAAGATTTCTCTCAACTCCTGTCCTATATAATCTAAAGATTC